TGCACTACGTGTGCAGGCTATTGTCTCTAAATGGCTGAGACAGCAACCACTGATTGTATTTGAACGTTCTACCCGTATTATTGTGTTTTTACGATAGTATCGGTTATTACGTTTGAATTTTGGTTTTTGTATTTGTAAACCACCTCTCCAGCATTAATTTGTTGGAAAGCCATGATGTAATTTAGGCTAGCTGGCTACAAAATAGCACCAGCGAAACAAAACGACGGTAGCGGTAGAAAGCAACTCTACTGATTCCGTGACCTTTATGGTAATTATTGCATCACTGATAATTGATTATTTGAACTCATCAAACGAACCTGAAAAGCTCTTCAAACTTTTGAGATTCTCTTAATTAATTGTTACATTCACTAGTAAAATAGTGAGATCTATGGCCGAGTCCTTGAACATGGTTTAATACCCAGGTGACCTCTATGCCCCACTCTGCGGACTGGGAGTCTAAGTAACACACAAGTATTTTGTTATGTTTGCGCTTAGTTAACTGATTTATCAGTACTGGACGGGACGTTTTTGCCGACGTACCGGATTGTGATATCAATGATTTCTTCTGAAGATTATTATCTAAAAGAAATGTCAACTCATTGCCAATCCCCCCTCCCTGACTAGTGGTTAGAAAAGGCGCTGTAGTTATTCGATCTACTTTGAAACAGTCTGTAATATTGGGATTATTAATTGATCTCCCAAATCAAAAACATTCAATTCTTCTTGTTAGGAAGTAAAATATGCCGAGAGCTTCAGTAAAAGTAACGCGAACAAATGTCCCCTATAAGATATGACGAAAAGGCAAACTGTGTTTACACAGTAAATTCGCACGGATGCCCGACAGCATCCCCCAACGAAGAACCCGAACGGTGCCATGTAGCACCCAACAACCCCACGAGATTAGAGAAGGAAATGGGTTTCCTATCAGACCTCTCTCGTGCTAATGATTCATTGAATATGGCATCACAAGCTATAATACAGGTCAATGAAGTCATGACCAAATTGAAGAAAGCTCTATGCTACGACCAGTTGGACGACATCTCCAAAGCTCTCTTCAAGCGTCTCGATCAATTGCTAATTTTGGTATTAGATTTGAGAACGCGCTCGTCTCTGCAAGACATGATCCTTCCAATAATGCAATATCTTGGGACTCTCACTAATGAAAGTCTGTCCCACAGATTCATGGAATGGATATACAGAATAGCACTGACGGATTCCTCGGGTCATGCGGATGTTTCGGTATGGGAACCGATACCCGCAGAGGATGGATCAAAACCCCTGATAGCAGAAGGCGGTTGGTTTGAAACTAACTGGCAAACACTGACGCAAGGGAAATTTGGTATGAAATTGGCCGGCATGATCAACGTTTTGATTATGGCTGGACTCATGCCAGAGAAAACACAAAATGGACTAACGAATGAAACATTCAAAATTCTCCAAGTCCAAGCTCTCCGGAAGAAGAGTCCCTCAATCTTCCATCACATATTCACCACTCTTGATTGGATGGTGGATTCTGTTGTACCTGCATTCTCCACAGGCAATTTTGCCTTATTGTTCACTGATGCTGATGAAGCTGAAATTGATCAAATGTTTGTCAATGCTCTTGACATGGCGCACAAAAACGTCACTGGTCAAATGGAGCTTGTCAAGGAGAAATATGGAGTAGCCGATGAAGCTGAAATGCTTGTGTATATAATGAAAACATCAGCTGCCCATGTCGCAGTGCAAAAGCGTTCCGGTGGAGACTCCGGATACAAACGCGAAATCGTGTCTAGACTCATCAAGCTTGACAAAGTGAGTTCTGACATCCAGGCTTACTGGCATGCGAGTGGAATGCGAATGAAACCATATTCGGTCTTATTTCGCGGACCTTCTAGTGTCGGCAAGTCAACATTGGCAACAGTGGCACACCATGCCATCTGCCAAGCCAACGAATTCCCTGAAGACAAAGAGTATTGTTGTACGATTAATGGATCTGACAAGTATCAATCCGAATATCGATCACAACACATTTGTGTGATCTTCGATGATATGGGTAATACAAGGCCTGAAAAGGCTGAGGGCAATCCTCTATTCACCCTAATTCAATTCATCAATAACATGCATTGTGCTGCTCTGAGTCCCGAAGCTGAAAAGAAAGGGAAAAATGACATCCGAGCAAAAATTGTGCTCGTGACAACAAACACTGAGGACCTTCATTCTTGGGCTTTCTCTTGCAATCCAACATCAATCATGCGGCGATTTGACCTAGTGGTGGACGTAAAATTGAAAGATGAGTGCACTAGTCCAAGCGGAGGTATTCTCCAAAAATTTGCAGATCAATCACATCCTGATATCTGGGATCTAACTCTTTCTGAGATTAAGATCATCAGAATGGGGCATTTGGCAGACAAGTGGGTATGTAATCCCATTGTCACCAATGCTTCCATCGTCGAGTTAGTGAATCATCTGCACGACACGTCCCCCAACCATTTTAAAACCCAACAGAAATTGGTTGACAACAGTTGTGAATTGCACAAGAAGGAACATTGTAAACGTCATTCTAGATTCACCATTCCATGTCCAGCTTGCGCTAGTGGAGTGTGTGAGGATGATTTTGAGCCTTTGAATGAAAAACGTGCTTTCATAACTTTCCATAATCTGGATGATCAGAAGGAGACTGAGGAAAAACCCAAGCCTTTAGGTGCGGAAAAAGCCAAAGTTCCCATCAGAACCATCGCCGATTCTCTTTTGGCTGAACATGATGGTCCACTTCTTTATGAAGATGCTGATGACTATCACGACACTCTCGAGATTCCAGAATTGGAGGGCACTAAAGATTGTTCCTTTGCAAAACGAATAGGAATAATACGGAATGCCTCTTTCGAAAGATTGAATCTGATTTCTAAGGGAATTAGAGATGCTTCCAAGGATCCCACTGTGAGGCTGATTGGTGGTATTGCTGCCGTTGGTCTTGCCGGATATGCCTTCGTGCAAGTCACCAAGGATCCGCGGATGGACAATGAAGGGGCAATGATTAGCCAAATCAATAAATTGGCACGCTCTCCGAGACAGATTGTTGAGCGAGACGATGCTTACCAAAAGATATATTCAAATCTTAAGGATTTTCCAAAAGCATCGGTTTCGACAACAATAAACGATCTGGAGGCAAAAATTGACCGCAATCTTCATGTTGCTACTGTCCACGAGGTTAATCCCTTGACGGGCGAGGAATATGTGGCAAGTGAATGGTGTAATACTTTCCCTCTGTCTGGTTGCGAATGGGTTTTCCCTGGTCATCAATTTGATCATACAAGAACGTACAAGGTGAAGTTCCGATCCCATCCAGGATTAGGGATTAAACGATTCGATGTTCTAGTTGATCAATCCAACACTCGTCCCATACCAGGAACTGATGGATGTATTGTGCATGCACCCAGAGGTGGGGATGTGGCAAACTTTGAGAAGTATATGCCAGACTCTGTTGATACGGAACTCCTCACTGAGGGTACAGACATAAAAATCTATCACCTTCATCGACATTGTGTGGAAGACCCAACTCAATACGTCCGACCTTCTGACACTGCAATTCGCAGCAAGATTACAAAGGTTGGACTTGTTGACATCCCAGAAGTGGGAGAATACATGTCAATTTCATACAAAGCCCCAACCTACAAGGGTTTGTGTGGAGCACTGATCTTCACCAATTGCAGGAACCCTGTTCTTATTGGAATGCATGCCGCTGGCAATGGTTCTGATGGTGCAGGTATTCTTCTTGCAAAGGATCTGTGTGGCGCAACGAAAGCAGATCGACTGCAGGTAGCTGAATCAGCCCCTATGCGTACACAAATTTATGGTGTGGATACATCGACCTCTGAGGATGTGCATAGTTTCAATGCTGTGCACTACCTTTCAAATGATAACAACTTTGAAGCTATTGGCCAACAACAAATGGCCAACGCAACCTTCAAGTCAGACATCATTGATTCCCCAGTAAAAGAAAAATTGGAGAAAGAGTTTGACCTTCCAGAGTTATTCGGAGCCCCTAGGAAAAAGGGTGTGCGACCATCCAGATGGCAACATATGGAGGCTGCTACCAAACCACGTGAGCATCTTAATCCTTCAATTCTCAAATTGGCCGCTGCTGATCAAAGAAAGAAGATATCTGATGCTCTTCTGTCGAATGAGAATTTCCGTGAGTTTGTGCACCCACTATCTGAAGCCGATGCTATGAGTGGAGTCCCTGGAGTAAAGGGATACGATCCACTGAATCCCGTCACTTCGATGAGTCATCCAATGCACGGTCCAAAGCATAAATATTTTGTGCAAAACGATCTGCGAGAAAAGGCTCTCTTTGAATCACTTGGCATCACTTCTAAACAATATATCACTAAGGTTGTAGAAGAAGATGGTACTGTGACACATCATTACGAAATTCGTTTCGATCCTGAGAAGGCTGATGTCTATGCAGAGGATGAGCGTAATGTTGTAGTGAGTGTGGATGGTGTGAGAATGAATTTGACATTCAGAACGAATCTCAAGGATGAAGCTATCAAAATTGAGAAGGTTGAAGCAGGAGTTATTCGAGTGTTTGCTGGGGCTCCAGTGTCCATGGTTGTGATTTCACGCATGTTGACACTCGCCTTGGTGAATGCTATGACGTACTTTCCTGAAGAATTCGAGAGTGCCGTTGGCGTGAACGCATCTGGCAAGGATTGGGAACATATTCATGGGATTTTGAATAAGAACCCTGATCGAATTGGTGAGGGCGACTTCTCCAAGTACGATCAAAACATTCGGCCAGAGGAATCATATGAAGCTTTTGATATGCTTCGTTACATTTTGAAGGAGTGTGGATTCACAGATGATCTAATTAAGGTCTTTGATGGGTTCGCCACTGAGTGTATGTTTCCGATCTATGAATCCGATGGGTTTGTGTACAAAGCATTCGGGACAAATCCATCTGGACACCCCCTCACAGTCATTATCAATGGGCTAATCAACAGTCTATATATGAGATATGCTTACTATGCTCTGCATCAAAAGCAAATTTGGCGTGACGCCTTGGCATCAGCTGGCCCTGAATCAGGGCATGTACTGACCAATCCACAATACAAACTTTCCTTCGGAGACATTCCTATGTTTCACGAGGTGATTGCTTTGATCACATATGGAGACGACAACCTATTTTCTGTCGATCCAAGTGAGGAATTGTTTAATCAAACTTCCGTTGGTACTGAACTCGGTCTTGTTGGGATCAAGTACACTGATGGTTCAAAACAGATCGCCACTGTGCCCTTCATCCACCTTGATGACGCAGCTTTTCTGAAGCGCCGCTTCTTCTTCCACCCTCTACTTCAAGCTCGCGTTGGTAATCTTGACCTTAAATCAATCTATAAGTCTTTGCTATTTTGCAAGCGACTGAAAGGATCGGATACGAGGTTTCAAGCCCAAATCATTGGAGGCAATTTCTCCCAGGCAATGGCAGAGTTGTTTTTACATGGTGAAGATGTATACGATGAACATTTGCGAAAGTTCAAACGTGTATTGGAAGGCGAGCGAGACGCTGATGGGCAGCTGATAACTGATTGGTTTAATCCTCCCACCAAGGAGGAGTTGATCGCTCGGTTTAATGCTACCACATGCGCCTATGACAAAGCCAAAGAAGCCATTATGCCCAAGGGCCTCGGAAAGGAATCGGGTAGAATGGAGACTGTTCCGGAAATGGTCCGAACTGTCAGGGGTATTGACACAGTCAAGGTGATTAAATCATTGGTGGATCGAGAGATTTGGATTGATAGAGAGCACCAGAGGCAAGCTGTCCAATTTGCATTGTTCAACCCAGACTTTGATCTTGATTTCCGATTGGAACAATTCTTCATAACTCTCAATGAAGAGCCAAATGAGATGACTCCATGGTATATCACACCGAGATCTGAATCCTATCAAAACTATGTGTGCTCCGTTGCTCATAAATTTTATCGTGAGTCGGGGCAAGTCCCACGTCTGGAAGTCCGGAATGGATTCTTGGAAGTCCCTCCGATACTCTATGTGAAGGATGCTTATTTTCGGAACTGGTGTTCAAATCATGGTCACTTCACACACATGACAGAAGATGTACGACAATCAAGTTTCTTTGATCACACCATACAAATGGCTGCTGTCAATATTCGAGTTCGACGAGCTCAACTTGGCACAATTTCTTCGGCAATCCGTAGACTCTGGGAGTCTGTCAATAGTCCATGTTTGACACCAGTTTCGGATTGGAAGGTTCGAAGCATTATGCGGAAGCTCCTAAGGCAGACTGAAGAGCTTAATAAAATTTTTCTGCCTGAAATTTCTGATGAGATAATGTCCTTTTTGGATGGACCCTCTCAGAAGTTCTTTCACAATGACAATGTGTATATGGGTCATTCTACTTTTTGCAGCAGACCCGATCTACTAGTTCGTTATGCGAGAGACTGGGAAGCCAGACAAGCCCCCCATATGGAATACAACCGTGGTATCATTGATCTTCAAATGTTTGAGATTAATGACCCTGATGTAGTCATGGGAGAACTTGACTAGTCGCCTTTTTGGCGCCAGGTAGTCAGAACCTGCACCCAATCTGACCAAGATAGTTACTTGTAAATAGAATTAGCATCATTGCTTAGGTAGCATGATGTTGTATAAAATACCTTCTAATGTAAATATAAGGAGTTCAAAGGGGAACTCGCAGTCAAAATCCCCTCTTTGTGAAGTACCCGACTTTAATCGGGTAGCACCGGATGGTGCGCTTGCCCCGGAATCGGGCATTGTATATACACAAAATGATTCCGAAATGAAAACTCAGGGTACTGTCCAGTTCCTGGATGGGAACCCCTCTTACACAACAGGGGTTTCTTCAGAGATCGATTCCTCACGCTATGAGGCACACGATCCAAATGTGGACATCCAAAATTTCTTTAAGAGACCAGTCAAAATCACTGAGATTGAATGGGCTGTTGGAGGAAACGTGTCAGCTGAATTTGATCCATGGGAATTGTGGTTTCGCAATAAACGAGTGGGCAATCGGTTGAGCAATTACAAACTATTCAGTGGAAACTTGCATCTGCAGTTTGTATTGAATGGTAACCAATTTTATTGGGGTAGAACTCTAGCGGCATACGCACCATTGAAGAACTCTAGATCTCATTTTCTCACCAATTTGATTGATGCAGACAACATGAGATTGTCACAGAAACCTCATCTCTGGATTGATCCGTGTTCGTCTCAAGGTGGCCATATGGAGTGTCCCTTCTTTTGGTCCGCCAATCAATTTGATCTGACTGCCAACAACGCAAATATTTTGGGCACCATCTACATGAATTCTGTGGTGCCCCTTTCCCACATGAATAACCAGAGCAGACCGATCAACATTGTCGTGTATGCCTGGTGTGAGAATGTGGTGCTTTCGGCTCCCACACAGGTCAATATCGCTTCTTTGGTAGCCCAAAGTGGTGGAGATGAGTATGGGCAAGGTGTTGTTTCGAAACCTGCAGGGATGATTTCTCAGCTTGCTGGAAAACTGACGCAGGTTCCCACAATAGGGCCATATGCTCGTGCCACACAAATGATTGCAGGTGCTGTTGGAAACATTGCATCTGCCTTTGGTTATTCTTTGCCAAGAGATGTGCGTGTGGTTAATAGAGTAACGATGACTCAGATGGGGAATCTCACCACTTCAGATGGGGAGGATGATGTTCAAACATTGGCCTTCACGCAGAAGAATGAAGTAACCATCGATCCTCGAACAACAGGACTTGGCGATGTTGATGAATTGGCATTTTCCGAGTGGAACCGGAAAGAATCCTATCTTGTCACAGCTCCATGGTCATTAGCCATGTCCGAGAATGCACCAATCATATCCATTCCGGTGACGCCTTGCATATATAGACCAGCTGTCTATCCACTCTATGCCAAGACTGGATGGGCAACTACTCCAACAACTATTGCTGCGGCACCTTTTGGAAATTGGAAGGGCACAATGACTTATCGTTTCCAAGTAGTCTCTTCAGGATATCACAAAGGACGTTTATTGGTGGTTTGGGATCCAGTCACATCCAACGCAACCCCTGAAACTAACACGGTTTATTCTCGAATCGTTGACATCGCTGAGACTAAGGACTTTGAAATCACCGTTGGTTGGGGAGCTTCCGTGCCTGGGTTATTCACCAGGGCACCAACAATTGCGACACAATCATACACCGTTGGAACGCTGTATAATGCAGATACTTCAAGACACAATGGTGTTTTGTCAGTCTATGTTCTGAATCCTCTGGTCACTTCTGGTGCCTCAACGGAGGATGTTCAGTTGATTGTATCCACTAAATCAAATGATATGAAATTTTGGAATCCTTCCAGTGCTGCTATCAAAACTTTGTCTTTTATGCAACCACCCAATGATCCTGCAGCCAGAATGGTCAAGGAATCTGGTGTTGTTGAAATGAGTGATGATGTAGTGGCCGAGAATGCCGCACCCGAAGATGCAATGCCAGTTGATCAAGTTTGTCCTGATCCACGAGATGAGGCCCTTTCAACTTGTACTGGTGATACTTACGTGAGCTGGCGCTCCTTACTCAAGAGGAAAGCGCTGTGCATGGTGTATCCAACAGAGTTTCAGACTCTTGGTGGTAAGTATACCCAGATTGCGATACGAGGCTCAAGTGCCCCAATGTGGAGGGGTTACATCTCTGGTGCAGTACATACTGACAAGAATGGCATTCCTTTTAATGCCAATCCTACCACTGTGTTTGATCTGGTTGCCAGTTGCTTCCTTGGTCTGCGCGGGTCCATGCGATACAAGATGGTGCAGCTAGTACGATCGGGTGAGGCTGTCGATGGAACAAATTTAAATCCATTGAAGCCTATGTCTACCATCGCATCTCGTGGTCATGCTGATTATTATGAGAATACTGTGTCTTCTTATAATGCGGATCCTGTGAATGCCATGTATTTGGCAACTGACAAGGACGAGTCATGGTCTGGCATGCAGATTTCCACAGATAATATGGATGGGACTCTTTCGTTTGAGCTTCCTTGGTACTTCCACAACAGATTTATCCCAGTGTATGCGGCAATGAGTGGCCATAATGGTTGGCAAGTGTTGCGAACGTTTTTCCCATCCACATTGGCAAATGTGCAGACACAGGTTGATGTGTACCGATCAATAGGAGAAGATTTCAATTTCTTCTTCTTTGCTGGAACTCCAGTGTTTTGGAATGTGCCCATAACACCAGATGTATAGCAAATGTACAATATAAATGTATGTGTATTATGTATATGTGTACAGTGTTGAATCACTTTAAAAATTCACAACTAGACGTTGTAGTGCGTCGCACAGGTTCGCCTGTGGGGTGCTACGCTTGATTTAGCTTATAATCTTAAGGTTTTAAGCCGGGCGTAGCCCGGTGGAATTTCCCTTTGGATTTATCAGCTACATCTTTAAGAGCGTAGTCATCTATGAGAGAGAACTCAAAATTGCAAGAGTTCGCTTTAGACTACTAGTGC